TGAAGAACGGTGGCAAGGTCAAGCCCAAGGGAATGAAGAACGGTGGCAAGGTCAAGCCCAAGGGAATGAAGAACGGCGGTAAGGTCAAGCCCAAGGGAATGAAGAACGGCGGTAAGGTCAAAGGCTATACGCTTGGCGGTAAGGTTAAGGGCGGCAAGTCTGGTGGAGCGCAGGTTAAAGGCCTAGGTTTCAAAGGACACTTCTAAACAAAATGTCATACCTACAAAGTAACATCCCTTATTTCAAAGCATGGGTTCGTCGTGAATACACTCATAACCATGAACAGTATCACGGCGAATTTTTGCACGCCATGGTTGTTGCTGTAACCACAATTCCAAATCGGTCTCTTAGTTTTCAAGTTATCTTTACTGGTTGTGAAGCAGAAGGTGAAGAAGAAGACACCGTTCATGGCGGTGCAATGTGGGCAAGAATGCCTATCACAGCACTGGTTGCAGACATCCCACTCGAAGAGTGGCCTGAACCTATGGCAACACATGATGCGCAGCCTTGGGACTGCTCTTCACATCATCATGCAGTATATACATTAGACAGAGCTACACCATGTCCTTGGTTAGCCAAAATAAACGGCGAGATGTTTCCCGCTAAATATTTGTTCACTGTAGACTATACCAACAGCGAGATTGCAGATGATCCGGCACAACACAAACAAAGCCATGTGATGCAGTTGTTGGACGCAGGAGAGTGGACAGGGAACATAGTAGCATTACCAAATAACCGAGTGAGGGTGACACATCCTGCTTGGTTTGCGGTGGGTGAGGGTGCACCAGACTTTAGACCTTCACAACATATACACTATTCAAAAAGTGATCTAGACTATACACTAGATGTGAATAGAGTTTTCGATAATCTTTATAATCAGGAGGATAACGATGAAGAAGATTAATCCTGAAACGCAACCAGGTTTAGCTGCTTTAAAAAAAGAAAGCCCTGAAACAGTTAAGAAAATGGGTTACATGAAAAAAGGCGGTATGGTTAAAGGTTTTAAAAAAGGCGGTTGCGTTATGATTAAAACTAATCAGAAACCACATATGAGTTGATGACATGACAACATCAGGATCAAGAGACTTCAATCTCGATGTAGCAGAGGTAATCGAAGAAGCATACGAAAGATGCGGATTAGAAGTCCGCACGGGTTACGATGCTAAAACAGCACGTAGGTCTATGAACCTGATGTTTGCAGACTGGGCTAACAGAGGTCTTAATTTGTGGACAGTAAAAGAAGCAAACTTCACTGTTACTCAAGGGACATCTTCTTATAGTTTAGCTGCTGATGTAGTTGATTTATTGGATGTTGTAGTTAGGCGTGACAATACGGATTTTGAGATTCAAAGAATAAGTCGTGGTGATTATGCAACACTTCCAAACAAGTCAACTCAGGGTAGACCTAGTCAATATTATTTAGACAGGCAAATTACTCCTGTGATGTATTTGTGGTCTACTCCTGAAAATTCCACTGATCAAATTCGTTATTATTATGTTCGTAGGATCGAAGATGCAGACACTCTTGTTAATACTACTGATATGCCTTTTCGTTTTTTTCCTTGTATGGTGGCGGGGTTAGCATACTACATGTCCATGAAACGAGCACCAGATCGTATTCAGATGTTAAAATCAGTTTATGAAGAAGAGTTCCAACGCGCAGCGGACGAGGATCAAGGTCGAACACCTTTGAAGTTGCAACCTAGCTTGAGTTATCTGAGGGTCTAATGGCATACGCCAGTGGTAAACATGCTTATGGTATATCTGATCGGTCAGGTCGCCGTTACCGTCTTCGTGAAATGAAGACAGAGTGGACTGGCGCGAAGGTCGGTCCTGATGAGTTTGAGCCAAAGCATCCACAGTTGTTTCCACCAAGAGCGTTTCCAGACCCACAAGCTTTACGCGGTCCTAGACCAGAGACAGGGTTACCTGAACAAAGATCTATACAACACGGATATAATCCAGTTGGTTTTAGAGACATACCAGGAATAACACCCGCAAACAATCTTGTTGCTGAAGGTGGGGTTGGAACTGTTACAGTAACCATTTCTGATACAGGTAATGAAGCAGTCAATCCAACAGGGATTTCTGCAACAGCTTCTGTTGGAGCGGCTACCGTTGGATTAGCACCACGATTTGATAGCACCTCTATAACTTTAGACTCAACATCAAGTACATTTGACGAGGCATAAAAATGGCAAAACAAACAGTAGGTATTGGTTCATCTGCAAATGACGGAACGGGAGATAATCTTCGCGTAGGTGCAGATAAAATCAACGATAACTTTAACGAGATTTATGCTGCATTAGGTAACAGTTCTAATGTTCTTACTGATATAATTGATTCAAACGGATTGTTTGATGTAAGCTCTGGTGCAAATAAAATCGTTTTTTACTACGCAGCTTTGAGTGATCTTCCAAGCGCATCCACATACCATGGCGCTGTGGCTCATGTTCATGCGACTGGGGGACTATATTTTGCACACGGTGGGGCATGGTTGCGTTTAAATGATGAAACATCTGGCCCTGTAACAAAATACACAGCGGGAACAAGTGGTTCATCCGCTTATACTTTTACTGGCCCTGGGGCTACTGCGGGTAATAATCCAAACTTTACTTTCTACAAGGGTCACACATACCTCATAGACAATACTGCAAATGTAAGTAGTCATCCTTTACAAATTAGAACGTCTGATGGTGGCTCTGCTTTTACTACAGGGGTTACAGAAAACTTTAACTCAACAACGGGATTGACACAGTTTATTGTGCCCCATGAACCAAGTGATACATCTCTAGTATATCAATGCACTAATCATAGTGCTATGGTAGGAAATATAACAATAGTGTGATGACATGAGCTTTACATACGACCAACTTAAAACAGCTATTCAAGATTATACGGAGAATGATGAGACTTCTTTCGTAACAAATCTTCCATTGTTTATACGACAAGCGGAGGAACGGATACTTAAAAACGTGCAGCTTAGTTTGTTTCGTAAAAATGCAACAGCATCTACAACGGCTAGTAATAAGTTTTTAGCATGTCCTAGTGATTTTTTAGCTCCGTTTTCTCTTAGCCTTGCAGGGACAGATGGAGACAAGTTCTTTATAGACTTTAAAGATCCAAGTTTTATACAAACATACACTCCAGATGCCACAACCACGGGATCTCCTCGATACTACGCTGTTTTTGATGTAGATAATTTTATACTGGCTCCAACCCCAAACACTACGTTTACCGCAGAGCTTCATTACTTTTATCGTCCTGCAAGTCTAACCGCCGGATCTGGTAGCGGCACAACTTGGTTGAGTGAAAATGCTGAAATGGCTATGTTGTATGGATCATTAATTGAAGCGTATATATACATGAAGGGTGAACAGGATGTCATGGGGATGTATGCCGGAAGATTTCAAGAAGCCATTACTGGTGTAAAAATGCTTGGAGAAGCAAAAGAAACAACAGATGAATATCGCACAGGAAAAGTAATTAGGGCAAAAACATAATGTTTAAAATAGATATAAGCGTACCAAAAGATGAGGCTGTTGTTGGAGTAAGAACAACGGAGAATCGAGGCTTTACGCCTGAAGAATTAGCGCAGCAATGCGTAGAAAAAGTAATTTCGGTCTCCGATAGCGCCCATCCTGGGATAAGAGACCAAGCTCGTGCTTTCTCAAAGCACGTTGAAAAGCTCGTCGAATACTATATGAGACAGGCTATTCGTAGTGACCGCACCACTGTATGCAATGCAATAAAAGATGCAGGTCACCCCCAACTGGCTGAACTTATAAGGAGACTTTGATATGGCCTTTTCAGGAAACTTTATGTGTACTTCTTTTAAGCAGGAGTTGCTTACAGGAAGTCACGATTTTACAAATGGAAACGATCAGTTTAAATTAGCTTTGTATGACAACAATGCTTCGTTTACTGCGGCAACCACAGCGTACACGACCTCAAACGAGGTTTCAGCGTCTGGTTCTTACAGCGCAGGGGGCGGTACACTTACAAACGTAACTCCAACAACATCTGGAACAACGGCGTTTACCGACTTTGCAGACTTGACCTTTACTTCCGCAACAATTACGGCTCGTGGTGCGTTGATTTATAACACTCAAACAGCGGGTGGTTCTGGTACAACAGATACAGTTGTTGTATTAGATTTTGGATCTGACAAGTCTTCCACATCTGGTGATTTTCAGGTTGTTTTTCCAACGGCTGACGCATCTAACGCGATTATCCGTATCGCGTAAGAGAATTAATTATGTCTAGTTCTGGTTGGGGTAGAGGAGCTTGGAGTGAAGCCTCTTGGGGTGAAGCTCTGCCTACCACTAACCTTGCGAGTTGGGGATCTTTTGCTTGGGGGGTAGAACCTTTTGGAGGCTCTCAAGCAGGACTAACAGGAACTGGTAGTGTTGGTTCCGTATCAGTATCGTTAGGTGTTGGAACAGATATAATTTTAGGAGATCCTTGGGGAAGCCTTTCATGGGGTGAAGCATCATGGGGTGGATCTTTTAATTTAACAGCGACAGGACTTGTTGGTAACGCAGAAAAACGAGAAGACGGTTCAGTTTCTGTTACAGGGTTAAGTGCTTCAGGTGCAGTATCAGGAGTAACCACTACTGGCACTGCTGACATACCTCCAACAGGTATAACTGCCACAGGATCTGTAGGAACTGTTAGTCTTAAAACAGATCAAAATAATATACTTGTCACTGGTTCTTCCGCGACAGGTATTGTTGACACTGCAACTGTTGTTCAAGGCGGTGGTTCATCTGTTCGTGTTCTTCGTTCTCCTTGGGGGGCAGAAGGATTTGGCGAAAATGCTTGGAGTGGCATCGTTTCTCTTGAAATGACAGCTTCCGTTGGTTCCGTTAGTTTTAATGGGGCAGTAGATGTAAATGTCACTGGAATTGCAGCCACTGGAGAAATTGGTAGCCCAACAATAATTCCAGGTGTAGGTCCAAATGCTGATGTTACAGGGCTTGAAGCAATAGCCTCTGTTGGTAGCCCAACAATAATTGCGGGTGCTGATGTTCCTCCAACAGGGCTTGAAGCAACAGCAAGCACTAATTCTGTTGTCGTGAACACCTTTCAAGTAGTGCCAGTAGCGCCAAATGGTATTTTAGGAACAGGGCAAGTCGGCACAGTTACTGCGAGTACAACTGTAAATGTAAGTGTAGTAGGTTTAAGTACTAGCGCAACCGTAGGATCTGTGCTAGTTTACGGTAATATAGTTCCTGCTCCAGGTACAAGTTGGACAGGTGTTTCTCCAAATCCAGGTAGTACGTGGACGGAGGAGCAACCTAATCCAAACACAACTTGGACAGAAATAGCAGCGTAAAGGTAGGAAAAAATGGCAACCTATACAACAAATGGCGGTATCAAAAAGATTGCGACAGGTGATGAATCTGGAACATGGGGTACGTCAACGAATACAAACTTTGATATCATTGACCGCTTGGCGGTAGGTGTTGGAGATGTAACACTCTCAGGAACAACACACACACTGACTACATCAGACGGTTCTACCTCAGATGGTCAGTACCATGTTCTTGTATTAGGTGGCTCACCTTCTGGCACAAATACGATTACAATTAGTCCGAATGATACAAAAAGATTGTATCTTGTAAAGAATAACTCAGGTCAGACAGCCACATTCTCTCAAGGATCTGGTGCAAACGTAAGTGTAACAAACGGCAAGTCTGCAATTATATACGCTGATGGCGCAGGCTCTGGCGCAGCGGTGGTGGATCTTACATCTACGTTTGCTTCTGTGCCTGTTACAGGTGGCTTGTTAGCTGCAAACAACCTGTCAGATGTGGCAAGTGCATCGACAGCAAGAACAAATTTAGGGGTTGCGATTGGGTCAAACGTATTGGCATATGACGCAAACCTACAGGCTTTTGTAACGGCTCTTACCCTTCCTACGTCCGATGGGACAAATGGGCAGGCTTTGGTTACAAATGGTAGTGGCACTATCTCTTTCGGTAGTGCCGGAGTTTCAACTGGTAAAGCCATAGCTATGGCTATCGTTTTTGGATAAAGGAGGCTAGACAATGGCTGCACCAAATATCGTCAATGTAGCAACAATTACGGGTAAAACAGCGTATGTTAAATTATCCTCTACAAGTGCTACCACTGTTTTAAGTAATGCTGCTTCAAGCAACAAAGTATTTAAAGTAAATTTTATTCAAGTAGCTAATGTAGATGGCACCAACGCAGCCAACATTACATTAACAATCAACTCTGAAGATGACGGTGGAGGCACGGCTTATGCTTTAGCGTCTACAATTTCAGTTCCTGCTGATGCGTCTTTTCTAGCTCTTGATAAAAATTCTGCAATGTACTTAGAGGAAGATAGGTCTATAGTAGCTACGGCAAGTGCTGCTAACGACTTAGAAGTTGTAGTGAGTTACGAAGAGATTTCATAAGGAGTGTTTTTATGGGTCGTTATGTAGGAGGTATGGTAACTTCATCAGAGTTTACGTCCACATCTGGTTTATTTTCAACAGACGAACTCTATCAAAGTAAAGCCGCAGGTATTCCCGCAGGCCAAGTAAATTTTAGTGGAGGATCAACGCAAGAGTGGACAGCTCCAAAAGGAGTTACTTCAATCAGTCTCTGTCTAATTGGCGGTGGTGGAGCTTCTTCAATAAAATATGAACAAAGTCAACGCCCGTTTCAGTCTGGAGGTGGCGGGTTTCTTACTTACAAAAACAACATAACTGTCACTCCTTATAGAAGTTATTATTTAACAATAGGGGCAGGTGGTTCTGCTCCTTCTCCTCAAAGTAGTTCCTCAAGTCGAATCTATGCGCAGGGCACTTCACCCGCAGGGGGACACAGTGCTTGGGCACAAGGCACCGTAGCTTTTGCAATTGGCGGCGGTGGGGGCACTGGGGGTAGTAATGCTTATGGGCAGGCAAACACACATTCTCTTCAAAATAGTTATAATTCCGATTCGAATTACAGAGGTTATGGGCAACAAAAATGGACACCTACCTACATATCTTTTATTGAAGGAACAAGGTCTGGTTTAAGAATTGGAGATGGCGGGGGTCGAGGTGCTCCAGGTGTTGGCGGTCAATATCAATCTACAAACCCTGGCGGTGGTGGCGCAGGAGGATATTCGGGAGATGGTGGTATTGGTGGTGGTTACACCCCAGACTCTAGCGACAATAGGCTAAGTAGTGCAGGAAGTTGTCAAGGAGGCGAGAGTAATTCTGGAGCGTCTTCAGGTGGCGCATCAAATAGTTCTAGTTATTTTGGTGCTAGCACAGCGGGAAATGGTGGTAGCACTGGCACAGGTGGTAAAGGCACTACTGGGTCTGATTCAGGACTTAGCGCAGGCGGTAACGGAAATAACGGTTCTCCAGGTGATGGAGGCAACGGCGGTGGCGGTGCGGGGGCAACCAGCGCAAACAGAGGTCCAGGTCAATTTGGTTGGGGAACTGGATCAGGCCGTACAGGAATAGCAGGTGCAGGAAGAATTATTTGGGCGGGAACCAGTGGTATAACTAGAGCTTACCCCGATACAAATACAGGAAATCAATGATGACAGCAAACTACACATATTACATCTATTTAGATGCAAACAACACACCTATAAATTTACCTCATCATAGGGAAAATTTATCTCAAACAACCACCATAGATTTTAACAATCTTCCAGGTAACATAGCTCCTTTTGAGTTTATAGAAGAACAGGTTGGGGTCTATCAAGTTTTGACCAATAATGACGAAGTATTTGTTTTAGAATCTGATGGTGTTGTTAGAAATCGTAAAGTCATTAGAGACATGACCTCTGAGGAAAAGGCAGCTAAAATTGCAGACGCCAAAGCTTCTAAACATGCCGAAACTCCTGATAGTTGGGTTTTTAATGAGAACATATGCGCCTTCTATCCGCCAAATGGTTATCCTGCTGATTTTGATGAGGCAGCATATTGGTGGGTAGAGTCTTCTCAGTCTTGGGAATTAACACCTGAAGCGACTGACGAAGATGGTAATGTAGTTCCCGATCTTAGAACGATAAAACCAGAGTAGGAGAAATTAAACATGCCTAGATTTGTAGGAGGCCGAATGAGTTCTACTGCGCTCGAATTTGGAGGTGGTAACTTTGCTCAAACAACAGCAGGCAATGGACTTTTTGATGTAAAACAACAAATACCTTTTCGTGCTTCCGATATATGGCCTACAGCGGGTAAAGCAGGTAAATCCGCTACCTTGTATACAAGCAGTGCTACTTTTACTGTCCCTACGGGTGTGACATCAATATCAGTATGTTGTGTAGGGGCAGGAGCTTCTGGAGGAATTGTAAGGGTTGCAGGGGGCTACACTAGATGTGGAGGAGGAGGTGGAGGCGGAGCCGTAGCATGGGCTAACAATATATCCGTCACACCTGGAGATACGCATTCTGTCACAGTTGGCGCAA